TTTTAGGAAATAAATTATCATCTATAGCTTTTCGTGTGATGTTATATATCATGTCCTCCTCCATCTCACTCTCCTACAAAACCGCAATAACCCTGCGTTTGGCTATATTCTAAATCCCATGTTTCTGTCTTTTCATTCCAATCGTCTTTTTCGGTAGCCCACCGCCACCCAGCGCACTTTCGACCAACACAAGCCTTACCTGCTGGTACACCATTATGGTGTATTACGTTCGCACCAACGCCCATGGGACAAACAGTACGTTCACATTCTTCTTCAACGATATAGTTCATTGTACGGGTTCCTCTTTGCTTTCCATGATGACAGACGAGAACACCATAGCGGCTTTGCTACGATCAGGTTCATCCATTTTATCCAACACCGATGCGGTGAATGATGCCAAGATATGCAAAACAGTCCCAATCGTCATACCATCAACTGCATCACCAATCTTGTCGTAGGCTTTAACATGCTTTTCTTGCATCTTCTTTTCCATATGGTCTTTAAGATTGATCGTCATTTCAGTTTAAACCTTTTCACTTTGATTTTGCGGCGTGGATGAATGGATTCCTCAAGAACGGCTTGGCCGCTTCGCAACATTTCTTGAAGGGTACGCTCTATATCTTCTTTCTTAAAAGCACGTAGTTTATTTACAATGACGCCAAACGTTTCCCCGTCTTCTCGCTCTAGCAGGCTTTCCAATCGGCTTACCAAAGCAGTCTTGGGGGCGTCTTTTACTCGATCGTTACCAACCACAAGGCGGGTCTTTTCTTCTGCATCCCGGCGGACAAGGGCATAAGCCCAACGAACGTGTTCAACGGTACGAATACCCTCCGGTACGGCTAGGATAAACGATATCTTGGCAATCAATTCCTTGGCACGAAGAAACAGGGACGACATGCCAGACTTTTCTGTGTGATCTTCAGCAAGGCTATGCATGATTTCCATGGCATTTTCCAACATATCCTCGGCCTCTGGCGTGGTAGATATTCTCACCTTTGAACCGTAGTTCTCAATGCGAGTGGCGGTCTTATCGTAATGGCCGGACATATAAAGTTGCTGGAGAGCAAGTTCTAATTCCAATGGCATTGGCCGTTTACGAAACTTCTTTTTCTCGGGCGGTACGTCATCCTTCTCTTCAAAAATTAAAGCACGGCCAAAGAACCCATTGGCAGCCGTCTCTTGGGTAACCAGTCCACTGAACGTAATACCTGTTGTAAACCCTAAAAGGGACAGGAATGGCTGTCTCAAACCCGACCTTAATTGTTCCAAAGACCGCTCTAACTCAACAAGTTCTTTTTCAATTGTAGGATTAGCACCTTCTTCTAACTTGTTCTCTCGTTGGCTTATTTCCTTTTTAATCATACCGCTAACCGATTCGCGGACATCGCCCGATAGAGGCATCCAGCCATTGGCTTTGGAATATACCGACATCAGGATACCAAGGACGCCTTCAAGATATACGGCACCACCGCGCTTCTGGGCGTTCTTAACCTTATCCAAAAAGATACCGACCTCGTCGATCTGGTAATAAGATGGTTGGTGACGGGTAAGGTTACGGATGACTTCTTGTTCCGATTTGATCGTGGAATATACTGGCTCTTGGATCCCTACGACCTTATGGATTTCAAAGGCTGCCTGTTGGATTGATTCCTTACCAGTACCGGACGCGGCTACGCAGAAGGCAAATACGTTGGAAGTCACATCGCTCACATCGTCAGAATAGCGCAGGCCAATAATATCCCCGATCGCAACGATGGCCGCGGCTACGGCTAGTTTTTCCCGCTTGTAACGGCATTGGTCGTGTATCCACTCCGCAACGGTTCCCACAAATCCCGGTGGCCGTTTAAGGTCGATATTGGAAATGTCTATGTGCTTGGCTTGGTATTCATCGACAACGGGCAAATCGTCATCGCCATTCGGCTCAAAGGTAACGGGTTGCACCCATCCTGCGCCCTCGGCGTAGTGGATCAATGTCCCAAGGGTAACGGGGTTGATGGCTTTACCAAATGAATGCCAGCGGCGTTCAAGAATGTCTCGGCCGGGGTATTTCTTGCCCTTGGATGACCAGTCGTCCCATACATCGAACCCCGTACCTAGGGTCGCATGGTGGATAGCCATACCGCAGCGGATCCATGTTTCATGGTCGATATCGGGATTGATGTAGGACAACATATCCGCAAGATCATCGTGTGATACGTCCACGGTTCCCGTGGGGGTGTAGGCTCGATGCCGATCGGGTTTGGATAGGCCATGAATGAGTTCTGCGGGGGCTTGGTCTATTTCGGTGGGCGATCCCACAAGGGTAACATAAGTGTTACCAGAAACATGACGCGACCCCGGCCCTACGACGAAACCAGACGATTTAAAGTCGATACCGGGATAATCTGGATGGTGTTGAATAAGGGCTAACCCTTCATCGCATTTAAAATATAGGTGTTTGGAGCCACCGCCTGACCCAGTTTGAACAATTAACCCTGCGCCACCAATAGCGGGAACATCGGCCAATAGCCGTTCATATGATTCGACGCCGCCGTTGCGGGCATCCACATCAATGACAATAAGACCGCGGACGAGGACGCCGTATCCGGTATCGAATTGGCCGACCTCTGCCATGACATCGATTTGATCTTCGGACCAGTGAGGCGTGTGCTGCCAGTTTGTGGCTAAGGGGTGTTTGCCAACAGCATTGCATTTAGGATTACCGCACCCGCATGAGCCGTCCCTTTGGATAGGATGAAGCCCGAATACGCGGTAACCCGCCTCCCAAAAACTTTTCTGCATCTTATTTCCCTTGGAACAGGTAAGCCACTAACCGCTCAATTGTGGATAATGTAGGGTTTTTGTTCTTACCCGACGCAATAGAGCGAATCGTATTCTCGTGCAGACCAGTCTGTAGGGCGACTTTATCTAGTCTACGATCGGCTAGGGCCGTCCGTATGCGTGTCAGTGTGTCTATATCCATCTCAAAGTATTCCCTCGCCACATTGCGTTGTTGACAATCACTCCGAATGGGTCCATTTGTCAAGGCGTAGAAGCAAGAGGAGTGCTCAATGAGCGTTTTAGATACGATAAGTAAACCAGCCGACAGGCCAGTAATTGCAACAATCTTTGGTAATGCGGGTATGGGAAAGACCACCTTGGCGGTCACTTTTCCTAATCCGATTGTGATTCGGGCAGAGGATGGCCTTCAAGCAATCCCGTCCAGTCAGCGACCAGATGCGTTTCCATTGTTAACCAAGCCAGAAGAATTGTGGGATCAGTTATTTGCCCTCACAAGTGAAGAACATAGTTACAAAACCCTTATTGTTGACAGCGTTACCGCTTTGGAACGTATGTTTATTCAATATGTCGTTGATACAGATCCTAAAAAACCAAAGAGCATACAACAGGCAATGGGTGGCTATGGAGCGGGTCTTTCCATGGTTGCGGGTATGCATGCTCGTATTCGTAAGGCGGCAGGGGTCTTGGCCGACAAGCGTAACATGCACACCGTATTCATTGCCCATAGTGAAGTTGGTACGGAAAACCCGCCAGACGACGAATCATTCTCAAAATGGGGTTTGCGTTTAAGTGGTAAGTCGGAACCTAACTATGTCGATGATGTAGACCTCGTTGGATATCTTAAATTAGAAACTTTTACGACAGGCGAAGGAGACAAGAAGAAAGCCATCTCTGATGGTACTCGTATTCTTGTTTGCCACGCATCGGCCGCTAACGTTTCAAAGAATCGTTTTGGTATCAATGAACCACTACCTGTGCAGATAGGCGTCAATCCATTGACCGATCATATTCCTGCGCTTCGTGCAAATAAGAAGGAGAAGGCAAATGGATAATTTTTGGGATCTAAGTGACGGCGAAGATATTACCAAAACTGGCACTCAGTTTGAGGTCGGCGGTGGTGACATTGAGCCTATTCCAAACAACACCAATTGCACAGCCATTATCGATCTGGCGGGTTGGGACACTTACATGGATGGGCAGAAGTTTATCTCCCTCCGTTGGTCAATCCTTGCGCCTGTTGAATTGAAGAACCGTAAGATTTTTCACAAATTGTGGGTGGCTGACCCCAATCCTATGTGGGAAGGCGATGTTGATGCCAAGCGTGACAAGGCAAAACGTATGCTTGTTGCGATTGATCAAAACGCAGGTGGAAAACTTTTGAAGAGCGGTAAAATGCCCTCTGATGAAGCGTTACAACTGCACCTGACAAGCGTTCCTATGACAATCAAAGTAAAGACATGGGAAAGCAAAGATAAGACCGCAAAGGGTAATTATATTGCCTCAGTGGGACCAAAGAATAATGTCAAACCCGAACCCGTAAAGGTTACTCGCGGAATGATTGACGACGAAGTGCCGTTCTGAGGGGGAACGGTGCTAGTAGGGGGGAAGGTGGGTTTTTCGGGTCCTTCATCTGCCTTCCCCTCTTTAACATGGAGATCAAAACATGAATCATATGGTGTTTACTGAGGCATCTATAACGTTGAACGATATTGTTTTTGATTACATGAAAGAGTTTGGTTTATTGCCGCGGGTTCGGGAACTTTATGAACCAAAAACCAAAGCAGAAAAACGCGGAGAAGATTTAATTGAATCCTCTTACATTGAAGAACCAGATTATGGATCGGTCATTAAAGCCTGCCGTAAAACGGTTATGAAATTAGAAGATTTTGAGAATGAAGTTGTTACCAGCGATTTAAGTGAACAACGCGATCGGCGGCGTAAAATAGAAGAGATTATTTCTATTATGCATATAAGCCGAACCTATCCAGAAAACGCCATTAAAAGATTAAAACGGCTTCGGCCCCAGACGGAGAAAGCAAGTGGAACAGAGAAGTGAAGAGTGGTTTGCCGCAAGACGCGGTCGCATAACAGGATCAGCCGTGGGGGCTATTCTTGGCCTGTCTCCTTTTATGAAACCTGATGATGTCCTTCGTCGCATGGTACGAGAAAAGTTTGACGCACCGTCCGAGTTTATTGGCAATGTAGCTACAGACTGGGGAACGGCTAACGAACCAAATGCGATCGGGCAATATGAATTGGAAACTGGTATTAGGGTTATGCCAGCAGGATTTTATACGCATGAGCATTGGTTAGGCGCTTCTCCTGACGGTCTGGTAGGCCAAGAAGGACTTATTGAGGTCAAATGCCCTTATAGCCTTCGGAATGAAAAAGCCCCGGTGCAGTTCAAGCCGCTTGCCATGCAAATGCATTATTACGCCCAGATCCAAATACAGTTATTTATCACGGGCAAGCCATGGTGCCACTTTTATCAATGGACGCCTACCGATTCGCGGAATGAAATAATCTCATATGATGAGCCATGGATTAACGCGAACATGCCTGCGCTATTGGCGTTCTATCAAAGATACTTGGTGGAAAGCACCCACCCTATGTTGGCTGAGAAACATTTGCAGCCGCGTAAAAAAGAAAACGATAA